AATATTTTTCAAAAAACTCCTTTACTTGACCTGCTGACTTACCATCCACAGTAACAAGGCCATCTACAATGGTATATCCATATGGTACATACGCCATTTATCTCACCACCTTTTCTTTAAGGGAAAGCCCGCATTTCATTTTAAATGTTAGCTCATCCCTTGAATTTACAATAATATTTTCTACAAACTTCTCAAAGGCCTCCTCTGTATAATTGCCATCAAACTTATCTCCTGACACATAATCAAGAAGTTCCTTTACATCTTCTACCTGAGATGACCCATTTGTAAATGACATAACTAGATTGATCTTTTCAGCTGTAAGATTTTTTAATTCTTTATCCAGAATATTTCGTTCCTTATTAAAAAGAGCTGGCTCAAGAAATCCTTTTGTCATAAGACCAATAAGCGTATTGCGTTCTTCGGTTAATTGCTCCATGCGTTTATCGATAGTATCAATTCTTTCTAGATCACTTTCTTCATCCATCTTGTTTATAGCCTTATAAAGGGGCTCCAATATTAGCTTTCTACTAAATGCAAGTTTATTCATCATCGTTGCAAACGTTGCTTTAATCTCTCCATCACGTAAAAACAACATGGAACAACTATCCTTGTCTTCAATATGGCCTTTACAGCTCCAAGCAATATAGCTTCTTCCAACAGAATAGTTCGTTCTTCTCTTAAACTTACTACCACACTTTCCACATAGGATTTTGCCACTTAACGCATATCTATTTTGATATGCCATTTTGTTAGCCTTGATGTTCATAGCCTCTGCTCTTTGCGTTATCAACTTTTGGGCCTTAGAAAATACTTCTCTACTAATAATCGGTTCGTGATGCCCCTTGCAGTAAAACTGATCTTTCTCTCCGTTGTTCGTGTGTCGATTAAAATTGCTGTCCGTATAGGTCTTTTGGAAAAGTACATCTCCTTTGTATTTTTCGTTACGAAGCATCTGAGTCACCGTACTAGAGTTCCAATGTTTTCCCCTTTTTGAAGGAATCTTGTCTCTATTTAGGCCTTTTGCAATTACATTCCCGCCTCTTCCCGAAAGACACTCTGCAAAAATACGTTTCACTATTTCAGCTTCCTTTGGAATAATTACCATCTCACCATTTACATTTGCATAACCATAGGGAGGAGTACCAATAACATAACTGCCATTTTGAAACTTTTTACTAATTGACCATGTTATATTCTGTGAAATAGATACTGATTCTTCAGCAGCAAAGCCAGATAGAATAGAAAGCATCAATTCACTTTCCATATTCCCGGTATTGATATTTTCTTTCTCAAAATAAATATAAACGCCGATATCCATAAGGTGCCTTACTAGTTCTAAACAATCCGTGGTATTTCGTGCAAAGCGGCTAATGGATTTGGTGATAATAAAATTAATCTTATTGCTCTCACAATCACGAATCATCCGTAGAAGTTCAGGTCGTTTTTCCTTTTTGGTGCCTGAAATACCTTCATCATAATAAAACCCAGAAAACACCCATTCTGGATGGGATTTAATGTAGCTTTCATAATATTCCCGCTGAGCTTTAAGACTTACCAGTTGTTCGTCGCTATTCGTTGACACTCTGGCATATGCAGCAACTCGAAGTTTGATTTTTGGCGGATTAGATTTTGACATTTCGTCTATTTTCGTTATCTTCTTCATTATCTCACCTCACTTTCTATCATTACATATATCACTCTAAAAGCTACTAATAGCAAGTGATTTAAGACATAATTTCAACTAACTTCGGTGAGAATTTCTGACGGTTTAATGCTGATATTTTCTGTAGTTCATCTTGTGTAATCTTGCCTTCTTTATAGAGCATACCAACAATACTCTCAGCTATATAAAAATCATATTCTCTCTGCAGCTGCTCTTCTGTCATCGGTTCTAGCTCTCCCTTGATAGGCAAACCATCTTTCACTTCAATAATGTTCATAAAAAAACACCTCCTACCTAGTAGCCGTGGTAAGAGGTGAAATCTGACGTTTTTATAAAATTACTCTAATCTTTTTGGTAAAAATTACAAGTGTAGCCGTCGGCTCTAAGGATCAGTCCTTTTGCCCAGTCGGGAACTCTACTCATTTGCTCGCATACAACATCAAGAGATAGACTTGAATCAGCCTCTATGATAATTTCATCATGCACATGCGCAACAATTGAACAATCCCTAAGTGTTTGCATGGCATAAAGTAAAAGATCACGCGAAGCAGCTTGCACTATATTCTCCACAAATTTGGGCCCATAACTTTCTAAGCGTTCCCATTTCTTTGTTCCTCCAACACCTTCATAAGTAACTGACTCACCACCAAATCGATTCTCCCCAATACGTGGTTTGACATAGGCAAGTCTTCTACCAGAAGGTAATACTATAAATAGCATTCCGCTTTGACAAAAGAACTTAATTCCATGAGTTTCTTTTGTCTGCCTTTCCTTGATGCATCTCTTAACGGTATGATCAACATCCCACCAAAACCTTACAATGTTTGGATTGGTTTTTCTCCATGCATCAACAAGTGGCTTAAGTTCTTCTTCATCAATTCCCATCTCTAATGCTCCCATTGCTTTTAGTGCACCAACTGACCCGCCATAACCAAGTGCCAGTTCTGCAATCTTGCCTTTCTGCCTTAAATGTCCGTTGACACCATGCTTTTGGACAGGAACTTTAAACATCTGGCTTGCCGATGCGCAATAGATATCTCCACCACTTGCAAAGACTTTTGATCTCCACTGTTCTCCTGCAAACCAAGCAATCACACGCGCCTCTATTGCAGAAAAGTCAGCTACTATAAACCGTGTCCCTTCTTTTGGTACAAAGGCTGTGCGGATAAGCTGTGACAAAGTATCTGGGATGTCTTCATAAAGCATATCAATGGCATCATAGTTACCACTTCTTACAAGACCACGAGCCTGGCTAAGGTCTGACATATGATTCTGTGGTAAATTCTGCAACTGCACAAGTCTCCCAGCAAAACGCCCCGTCCTGTTTGCACCGTAAAACTGAAACATACCTCTGACACGATTATCAACACACACCGCATTTTCCATTGTCGTGTATTTCTTTACCGATGATTTGGCAAGCTGTTGTCTAAGTTTAAGTACTTTTACCAAATGATCTGGAGCATCCTCTATAAGTTTTGCTACTGCTTTTTTACCAATGGTATCTGTTTCTAGCCCATTTTCTAAAAGCCACTGTTTCATCTGCTGTACAGAATTTGGATTTTCAAGTTTTGTTAGTTCCTGCATAACGTTCAAAAGCTTGTCATGAGAAATCCTATCCACGGCGATGGCTTGTTTTACAAATACCTTATCCACCTTAATACCACGATCATTTATCTCTTGGTCCAGGTGATATTCATCCCATACACTATCTGGCACAGGGAATTTAAAAAGCCTTTGTTGAATTTGCATCTCCGTTTCGACATCTCGCTTGTTATATAGTTTAAAATGGGCCCATTTTTCTATATCATGCTCTGGTAGATTACGAGTACGTCCGCCATTTCTCTTTGTAGGATTACACGGAACGCAAAAATATCGAATTAAGTCTTTGCCCTCCGTAAGTTTTTGCTTTTCAAGACCGAGAACCGCACCTACACCTACCAACGATAAAGGAAGACCCATATAGGCAGACCACACCATTGAACATTTCCATGATACAGGATTTAAATATTTACCTATAGGTAGCCCTAAAAATCGTGATAGACAAATACGCTCAAACTGGCTATTGAATGCCCATTTAGTAACCCCATCATCCGTTAAGGCATTAAGAATATCAGAAGGAATTGTTTCTCCATTAGCAAGATCTATGACATTTACCTCACCGCCATCGATTGAATAGCCAAATAGCAATATTTCAAAATCACTTGCCTCCGCATAACGATAAACACCGCTTTTGGCAAGATTCACTGATGAATATGTTTCAATATCTATTTCTAAATTCTGCATTACGCACCTCTCTTCCTAAAAAAATAAGGTGGCAAAGGGTATCCCTCCACCACCTGTAAGTAAATATATGGATTAAGAAAGGAAGTCATCCTCATCAAGAGTTGTGAAATCATCTGCTGCAGAAGTTTTTCCTCCAAGTGGTTCTCCATCTTTAATCTTCTGGATATTTCCAAGTCCACAGGCAACTCCCTTATTACCATTAGAATTGAAGGCATAGAAATTTAGAGAAACTCTCGCGTAACAACCACTGTATACTTCAGAACGGTCCATAATAGGTTTTACCGCTCTGTCTACAATTTGTGGTGCTGTCATGCTGTTTGCATTAATAAAATAATGACCTTTGTAAGCCTCATCATCGCGCTCCACATCTCCATCACGCAGCGGTAGTTTAATAGCAGCTTTGTTTGGTTTTTTCCCACCAAACTTAGCAATACCTTCTTCAATTGCAGCATCAACCGCTGCATTTATTGCATCAATTGTTTCCTTATCATTCTTTGGAATAAGAACGGATACTCCGTATTTTTCAGCACCTCCATTAATAGATACTGGCTCCCATCCGTGGAAGTAAGAAAGTCTCGTGTTTACACCTGTGATAACTTTTGTCTTATTAGAATTATTAACCATTTATATTTTCTCCTTATATTCGTTAAATTCAGTTTTCGCATCTGTTATATTTATAGGCGAGCGTTTGTCCGAGTTTAGGACAAGAGTCGGCTTGCCTGGTGGCTTATAAATGAGATCACCAAGAATTTTATCAAACTTGGTTTTACCCATTAGTTTTTGCATCTGTGTCATTGGAATAAGTGACTTTTTATAAATATCCTTATATCCATTTGCAATTGCCTTTTCTACTACGGCATTTTCATCCTTGTACTTACGAACGGAACGACCCTCTACAACTTTAAAACCATGCCACTCTTTTCCGTGGTTAACTGCTGCATCTAAAGCATAGGCTGTGATTTTATTTGCCCACTTGGTAAGGTCGGGAAGAATAGCAAGAATTTCTTCTATTTCTGCATCCGTAAGTAATGGTGGTAATTTAAACTCTGATTGTGCTAGTTTTAGCTTTTCTTCGGCTCTGGCCCTGCAACGAACTGCAGCCCTGCAGAAAGTACACCATTCACCGGGTGCATATTCACCATTTCCGTTATAAGCCAGAATTGCTTTTGGCTTGAGTTCATCTTCTGCCCATACTTTCAACTCTTCTACAGGTATTGTCCAAGTGCTGACATTTTCACGTCTTGGCTGGAAGATGGTCATGGAAACTTCCTTGATATCATAAAGACTATCGTAAATTTCTAGAGCCCCTAAGGCATACAATTTCATCTGTGGATTTTCTACTGCATCCACAAGCACACCTAACCCATATTTGAAATCAACAATATGCAAGCTGTCATCAGCAATAATAATGCAATCTCCTGTGCCAAATCCATCCGGTACATAGCATGAGAAGTCAAGATGTTGTTCAATAAGAACAATCGGATCCTTACAAGTCTGCTTTGCTAGTTCATACTGTTCCATAACGAAATTAACATAAGCATCTGTGTGTTCTTCCATCTCATCCGAATCATAATCAGAGATCGGACGCTTGCTCCTCATATTAAGTGCTTTTTTTAGTTTGTATTCACATAAAGCATGAGCTGCCGTTCCTTCTTCTGCTGCCTTAGAAGTTGTATTATCAAATTCCAGTTCAAGCCTTGCAGATGGTGGACAATTCAACCACCTGTGTGAACCTGATGCGGAAAGTACTGCATGATTATCCATTGCCAAGTACCTCCGCATCTTCAAGTACATTTTTGTAATTTTTCGGATCAACTTCACTTAGACGATTTGCGCCATATTTTTGAATAATAGCCCTTACTTCAGCTGTAAATCCAAGCTGGCTCTTTTCGGCAAGCACGCCACGAACTTTTTCTAATGCTATTTGAGGTTCTTTTTCTGTCTTTCTTTTTGTAGTTGCTTTTTGTGTCTGTTCGGTTTCTTTAGAACTTGCTTCATCGCAGAATGCCTGTATGCTGTCGGCAAGGGAGCGCATATCCTGGACCACATCAAGCAATAACTTGATTTTGCTCATCTTCTTTTCCTCCTTTCGTAGTCTCACAGATAGCGAGTTCCTCTACACTGTCACCTGGAATCACAATGGTTACCCTCTGTTTATCTCCAAGGAGGAAACGCATAAGTTTTTCCCGAATAGCGACATTACGACAAGTAACGATTCCGCCTGTCTGTGGCTTTTTTGAAACACTGATTCTTAAATTGTGCTTCATAACTTTCACCTCTTTCCGAGAGCTTTTAATTTACTGCCCTCTACCTAGTAGCCACCAGAGGATATGAAATCTGACGTTTCTATAAAAAAGATTAAAAAAATAATGCCCTCAGAAGTTCAGACTTCCAAGGGCATCGTTTCTAATTTGGTATTTTGAGTTTTTGACCGCTATAAATAGTATTAGATGTAAGACCATTCAATGTTTTAATTTCCTTATATCTAGCACCACTACCTAGCAGTTTCTGTGCAATTCCCCAAAGAGAATCCCCTTTAACAATCGTATATTCCTTATAGGCCTTACCCTTTGGATATATCTTTTGACCATCATCAGCAAATACATAATATCCAGGGTTTTTATCTACCTGCGCTTTCGCATTGCTAAGTATGCGGTATGCTCCAAGCTGTGACTTCTTATCTGCCCATGTTTTACGAACACGATACCAAGTTTTGCTAGAAGCAGGAGCGGAAGGTTCTACCTGACTAGTTAATCTTGCATTCACTTTCTGCGAAATATATTGAAATTTACTTTCTAGGTATGGCCCAGGACAAGCGGTAGCAGCAAACCATTTATGCATGGTAAGATTGCCTGATTTGTTCCCGGTGTAATTAAGCTTTGAGATACCATTACGTTTGCAAATATCAACACAAAGTTCGATTAGTTTATTAAGAGCCGTATCACTAACATGCCAATTACCACCGATCTGGTCATTGGCTACTTCAATAGTGATTGCACGATTATCATTAGCAGAGTTAGAACTGCACCAACTACGATTAGCCTCATCAACATATAATCCAACACGGCCATCCGTACCGATACCATAGTTAGAACTGGCTTTTCTACTTTTTGGTGCAAATACTGATCCACATTGTTCTACGGTAAGATTGCCTGCCATGTGATGAATCGTGATGGTATCAATCTTGTGATTTCTTGGCTTATTGCAGTTAGGACTAAGCCTTGTGTAATTAATTAAACTACTATTACTCATATTATTTTTCCTCCTTTTCGGCATGATCATTTAGCTGTTCTAAAATATCTTTTAATTTGGCAGGGATAGGTAAACCAAGGTGTCCTGCATTTTCTAAAAGGGATATTCCTTCGTTGGAAATGTAAAAGAAAATCACAGCTGTCCTCAAAGCACTTCCACTTTTAAGCACATACACATCTATAACATTTGCGACACCTACTAGCATAAAAATAAGTACCTTTTTAAAGATACCTTTAAAACCTACTTCACTAGATAACTTCTTGTCGATGATAGCGCACATCACACCTGTGATATAATCAATTACCACAAAAGCAATTAGTGCAT